AATGATATAAAAGTTATTAGATACTTAGCAGATGGAACAACTATTGATAAGTATATTGAAGTACCTGTAAAACTAGCAGGTAAAGAAAAAATATGGTATTGGTTAAATCAAAGAAAAGATGACCAAGTATTACCAATGATTACTGCTTGGATTACTACTATGGATTATGCTACTGATAGAAAAGTTAATTCACTTGCTGATATATGTAGTGTAGCAACACCAAGTGCCGGTGATATGACAAGTTATTTACATCCAGTACCTTATAACTTAACATTCACAATGAATATTTGGTCGCTTCATATGTCTGATACAGATCAAATACTAGAACAAATATTTCCATACTTTGACCCATATATTTTTATAAAAGTTAAAATACCAGAACTTAATTCTACATTTGATGTAAAGATAATATTTCAAAGTTGTACACCTGAAATAATAACTGAAATACCAGATGAAGATTATAGAATAATAAATTACACACTTGATTTTCAATTACAAACTTATATGTTTAAACCACTTGAAACAACTAAGATTATTAATAAAATTGCTACTCAATATTACTTAAATGAAGATAGATTTAATGCAGGTATTGGAAGTGGAACACTTTCAGCTGGTCCTTCTGGTGGTTTTCAAGGACTAATAATTGGTCAAGGATACGATGACGATGGTAGTATAATATCAAGTTATGAGGAGTTTAATTAATGTCACTTTGCAATAATATAAATAAAGCAAGCCCAACAAATTATAGATTAGTTTTTCCATTACTACCAGCTGAAATAACATTGGCAGCAACTAAACCATTAGTGTTAAATATTTTTAGTTCTGTTATACCAAGTTTAACATTAAGTGAATTGGAAATTGATTGGCAAGGATTAAAAAATAAAGTGGTTGGTAGTCCATTATTATTTGACCAATGGAATGTTAACTTTGTCGTAGATGCTAATTTTGAAAACTGGCAAATACTTTTTAATTGGATGAGTTATATAAACGACAACTATGCAAAGCATATGGAAACACATAAAAATTATTCTGTTGATGCTAGTTTACAAATTATGGATAACTTTAGAGAAGACGTTCTTAGTTTAGTTTTTGTTTCTATATGGCCAACTAACCTTGGTGAAGTTACATTAAGTCAACGAGACGGTGAAACATTGATAGAATGTATGGTAAATTTTAGTTATGATTATTTTAAAATAATATAAATAAATATATAAATAGTAACAAATATAAATAAGCTTTTTCTTATAAATATAAGAAAATAATACGGAGGAGTAAAAAATGGCATTATATCTAAGCCCGCTCGTAGATGTAAACGAGATTGATTTAAGTACAACAATTCCAGCAGTAGCAACAAGTATTGGAGTTATTGCACTACAAGATACATATAAAGGATATGAAAAGAAACAAGTTTTAGTTACAAGCGTTGATGAACTAATAGAATCTTTTGGTGAGCCAGATGATAATTCATACAAAGACATTATGGCCGCAGCAGGATTTTTAAAATATGGAAATACTCTTTATTGTACAAGAGTATTAGCACCAAGTGCGTCATTTGCTGGTGTTTATGGAACACCAGGAACATCTGGAACATACACAGCATATACTACTGAGAATGCTTACATATTAGATGATTTTGAAGAAGAAGACCCAGATGAATTTGGTGATGAATCAGTTGTGTTTTCAGCTGGTAGAATAGATCAAAATGCAAGTATAGCAATGATAGCACGAGATAGAGGAGTTAATGGTAATTATATGTCAGTAGCTATAATTGGTAGAGATAAATACGAAGCAGTAAGAAATATTACTGGTGATGACGATGCTTCAGCATCTTCAGTTTCACTATCAGCAACACTATTTAATGACTTAGGTGAAGTTGACTATTCATTTGATAATGATAAACAATTCTTAGTATTAGTAAAAGGAACAGACCAAGCAGATATAAATAAAACAACTATACCATATACTGTAAAAGAAACATTTTTTGTATCAACAGACCCAAGAGAAATTGACGACGAAGGTGATAACAAATTCTGTGAAAACTATATAAATAATAATTCACGTTATATTAGAATGGCTGTAACACATGGTTTTAAAGATACAGATATGAGTACATTCTTTAATACAGAATATTCATGTTTTGCTGGTGGACAAAGAAACAACGGTGATAGTATTACTGATGCTGATATTATAGAAGCATATGAACTATATGATAATGCAGAAGAAATGGATGTAAATATTTTTATAGATTCAGATAAAAGCGTAACAGTAAAAACATCAATAGATGCAATCTGTCAAGCAAGAAAAGACGCAATGGCAGTACTTGATGTACCAAAAGCATTAGTTGTAAACAATAAAGGATTTGAAGCAACTAATTGTAGAGATTGGAGACGAGGTATTGGTAGCTTCACACATACTAACTTAAATATAAACACAAGCTACTCAGCATTATATTCTAATTGGCTAAATGTTTATGATAAGTGGAATGCTAAATACCGTTGGATTCCTTGCTCAGGTCACGTTGCTGGAATTTATGCAAACACAGATGATGTAACAGATCCATGGTTCGCACCAGCTGGTTTGAACAGAGCTATTATAAGTAATGTTAGAAAACTAGCTTGGAACCCATCAAAAGGATACAGAGATATACTTTATAAAAATGGTATAAACCCAATTGTATCTTTTGCAGGTCAAGGAAAAGTTGTCTGGGGTCAAAAAAATCTACTTGATAAGAGTTCAGCATTTAATAGAGTAAACGTAAGAAGACTATTTATGATTCTTGCAAAAGCAATAAGCACAGCTTTATTTATGACTTTATGATAGTCTGTGACAGTAGAAATAATACACCTGAACGTATAGATAGAAACGAACTTTGGTGTGACATCTATATTAAACCAACAAGAGCAGCTGAATTTATCGTACTGAACTTGATAGCAACAAAGACTGGTGCTTCATTTACAGAACTAGTTGCCGCTGTAACACCAAGTTAAAATAAAGGGAGCAGTTAAACTGCTCCTTATAAATGAAAATAAATAATAGGAGTAAAGAAAATGGCAGATTTCAATTTAGAAGGATTTAAAGCAGGATTTGGAGATGGAGCAAGAGGTAATTTGTTTTACTACATACCAAATTTCCCAGCAGTTACACCTACAATCCCACAAGCAAAATTTCTTGTAAAATCAACTAGTCTTCCCGACACAACATTAGAAGAAGTTACAGTTAACTGGCAAGGATATGATTTCAAATACGCTAGTAAACATACTTATAGTGATTTTACTGTAACTTTTAACGTTGATAAAAAAGCAGAAATTAGATTGGCTTTTGAAGATTGGGTTAATAAATATATACATAATCCTGTAACAAACGAATACGGTGAGTTTAGTTCATATATGCTAGCTCAAAGATTACAATTACTAGGATTTGATGGTGAACCAATAATGGAATACACACTTCACGATGCTTGGCCTAAACTTTCACATATAGTTACCATACTATAAAGAAAGGTGGAACAGGTAATTAAATATGAAACTAGAAAAATACCTAAATGAAGGTAAAAAATACTTGGATAATTACTATAACATTCACTATAATGTTATTTTAAAAATTAAAGCAGATAGTTTTGAAGAAGGTGAAAAAATTGGTTATAAATATTTAAAAACTATTAAAACAAAAGGAAAAGATAAAGTTATAGATGTAGATGCTGAATATTCAGAAAGTTTACCATAATAAATAAGTGAGGAGTAATAATATGTCAACAAGTTTTAAAAATTATATAAATGTATATGAGTTTGAATGTGAGTTACCTGGTAGTGGTGAAATGATTAAATACAAACCTATCACTACAGGACAAATGAAAAAGCTTTTAATTTATGAAAATGAAACAAGTCCAATAGTACAAGAAAAAGCTTTAGATGATTTAATTTCTTCATCAGTAATGAATAAAGATTTTAATATAGATAAACTTTACCTGGAAGATAGATTTTTCTTATTGATTGAAATGAGAAAAAACACAAAAGGTAAGAACTTCAAATTTGAATTTAACTGCCCAAAATGTAAAACAGTATCACCACAAACAATAAATCTTAATACTCTAAAAGTTGTTAAACTAAAAGATATTAAAACAAAACCATTAGTTAAATTAACAAAACAAATTTCTGTTGAGTTAAAACATATAACTCGTGGTGAACAAAAAGAATTAGAAAAGTACTTAGATTTAAGTGTTAGTGAAACACAACAAATGGTGGAAATGCAATTACTTGGATATGCTTCTGGTATAACAAAAATCATAACACCAGACGGTGAAGAAAAACCAGAAATAAAAGATAAAAAGTGGATGCTAGAAAACACACCACCATCAGTACTTGATAAATTAAAGAATTGGTATAATGATTCAGCATTTGGTACTGACTTTACATATGTTACAAATTGTGTGAATTGCAAACACTCTAAAGTAATTGATATTCCTTTAACTAATTTTTTTTTCTAATTAATTTATGGAAAACAAATACTCTAAAGAGTATCATTGAAGAACAATACTATCTAGCTAAAAAAGCAAACATAGGTATTACAGAATCAACATTAATGGCTGACTGGGAACGAGAAATATATTGTGCTTTATTAGCAGCAGACATAAAAGAAGAAACAAAACAAATGAATGATATAGGTAAATAATTTATGAAACTAGAAAAATACTTAACAGAAGGAAATGAAATGGCTCTTGCTGGATTATCTATGGAATTAAAAAGAATAGGTCTGGAATTAGCTGATGTTGAAAGCAAAGCAAAAGCAAAAAAATATATAAAAGAATTAGAAGGATTAGTTAAATTAGCAAAAAAATTACATGGTGTGTAATAAAACATATAAATAAAGATAACCCACTTAGTTATAAAACTAATGGATTTTAAAATCTCAAGGGCCATAACCTAAGAGATTTTTCTATTTAAGGAAAATATAAATGCCAGAACAAACAGCACTTACAAATATTGATAAAGGTGTACAAAAAACAGTAGAACTATTAACTGTTCAAGGTAGAAAAGAAGATAAAAAAGAAACAGAAAGAAAAATAGAAACAGAAGAAACAAAGAAAACAAATTTATCTACTTGGGGTTCTATAAAAGCAGGATTCGATGCGTTTAATGTATCAATAGAACATGATGAAGATAACAAAATAACCTGGGGTAAATTAGGTAGTCAAGTAAAAGATTCTGTTAGTGAATGGTATAAACAAACTAAAGAAATGGATAATATGTTAGGTGCTACTTTTAGGTTAGGTTCTGCTATATGGGAAAACATTAACACCCATTTAATATCACATTTGAAAACAGCTTTTTCAAATATCACAGCTGGTGTAAGAGAAGTATTAGGTCCTGTTGCGGAAGCATTTGATACAATGAAAAATGCTGTTATGGGTATCTTTGGTTTTTTCAAAGGATTAGCTGGTTCATTTTTTGGTGCTAAAGTTAAACCCGAAGACAAATTAAGAAATAAATTTCTTCAACAAATAGTTGGATATTTTAAAGATGAAAAGAAAGCAGATGCTAGAGAAGGTATTAAAAAGAAAATGCCAAAACCATTAGCAATGTTGTTATTAGGATTAGGTATTGTTATTGGTGCAATTGTTGCTGTTATCCTTGCTCCATTTAGATTACTACTTAAAATATTAAAACCATTCAAATTTATACTTGATGGAATATGGAAATTATTAAAACCTATAAGAACATTCTTTAATACAATTGGAACAAAAATAAGTAAATTTACTACACCTATAATGAGTTTGTTTGGTGAAGGTGGTAAATTAAGTAAAGTTAGTGGAATTTTTAAAAAAATGGGTGGGTTTTTAAAACCACTAGTAGCTGG